GTGGTGACCTCGGTCAGCTCGGCGCTCTCCGACTCGCGCAGGGCGCGCACCTCGCGCCGCGGCGCCTCGGTGATACCTGCGGTGTTCCCTGCGGTCATCGGCTCGGCGTCCGGTTCGGGCTGGTGCTCGGCAGGGTCAACTGTCAACGAGTTGACAGTTGCTTCCTGTCCATCAGCGTCCGCTACCTGCCGGCTTTCCGAGACCAGCCTGCCGCCCGCCGCGCCGACCGTCACCATCGCGATGTTGGTGTACGGGTGCGGCTGGAAGCTCTCCACCACGAAGTGGCCGTCCTTCGCCCGCGTGCCGGCGCCCCAGGCGCGAATGGACAGGTCGCCCAGGATGCCCTCCTTGACCTTCGTGCGGATCTTCGTCTCCGACTCGCTGATGAACACGTCACCCAGCAGCACCGAGCGCCCATCGCGCTCGCCCAGGCGCACGTTGGTCACCTTGCCGATGACGTCGTGAATCGAGCCTTCCGGTCGCGCGGCTTCGCCTTCCTCCAGCTCGTGGTCGGCCACCAGCTTGGCGCCTTCGAAGATCTCCACGCCGCTCTCGAGCGCCGCCTGCGTGTACTCGTTGTGGTTGGCGCTCAAGCCTTCGACGACGATGGTGGAGCCGGGGAACAGCCCCGCGTCGTCTTTCGCCGCTTCGGCCAGGTGCACGGTCAGCTTGACCGCCTCGTGCACGGCTTCCGGCGCTTCATTCAGCGCTTCGCTGGCGTCATCGGGGTCGACGGCGGCTGCCTCGGTCGCTTCGGTTTCCTCCGCCGGCACGTAGCGCAGCGCGTAGACCGGCCAGGGTGGTTCCGAGAACGCGACGTTCTCCTCGGCATCGATGGTGTAGTCCACGCGGAAGACCTTCTGGCCGAAGCCGACCATCACGTGTCCCTCGAACACGTCCAGCACCCACGCCATGCGCTCCCAGGACAGCCCCTCGTTGTACCACTTGTGGAATGCGCTCCGGACGCGGGCCACCTTGTCGTCCAGGCTGCCGCCCGCTTCCTGGAGCCACTGTCGGATTTCTTGCACGTTCGCCTCCAATGCACGTAAGTGCGCTAATGCCTTCTCAGCACTTGTAACACGTGTTACAAGTGGCCGGCTGGCTCTCCGAAATGCCCCACATCGCGCGCAGGGTGGGGGCGTCCGCCTCCCAGCCCTCCGCCAGCACCAGCAGCTGCACCGCCTGCTCGAGCGGGGCGGATTCCGCCAGGTCGATGGGGAATCGCTTCGGGTTCCACTCCCGCGCCAGCGCCAGGCAGTCCTCGCAGTGCTCGGCGGGGTTCAGCTTCCACCAGACCAGCACCGCGGTGATGGCCCCCTCGCTGTCCCGCTCGTACTGGTAGTCCAGCCGGCACCGGCAGTTCGTCCGGCAGCGCGTCTGCCCGTCGCGCGGCACCTGCGGCAGCTTCACCGGAATCGCCGCCCGCCACATCATCGCCTGCGTCGAGCGCGCGTACAGCTTCGCCCGCTCGACCGCGAACTGCAGGCTCTTCCCCTCCGCAGCTCGCGCCTCGACGTCCGCCGCGAAGCGGTTGAGGTAGGCGTACTGCCGCTTGAGTTCTGGGCCGAGCTGCAAGTATTCCCGCCGGTCGATCTGCGACCGGTCGCCGCCTTTGCCCACCACAAGCTGCTCGTAGTTGCCGCGCCGCAGCTCGGCTTTCATCTCGTCGACCCACTTCGGCAGGTCGATCTGGCCGTCGACGAACCGCTGCGTGACGCCGGCCATGCGCCCCTCAGCCTGGCGCCGCAGGGCGTTGGAGTAGCGGCGGATGTCAGCCGGATCGGTCAGCGGGTCGGGCATCGTTCCACGCTCTCGTAACAGGCCGCGACAGGACCAGCCGCTGCGCCTCGTGAATGCTGTGGGCGAATTCCTGGCGGTGCATCGGGTGCTGTTCGGGCAGCTTCAGGTATGCGTTCCAGGCTTCCGCCAGCAGCTCGATGACGGCCTGTTCCTGCGCCGTCAGGGTCACGGTCAACTCCAGATCCGCCTTCGCCATCCGATTCAGCTCTCGTCCACGTCGTCGAGCGTCAAGCCCATCTCGTCGAGCAGGTCCTCGAGGGCGGGCATGCGGGCGAACCAGTCGAAATAGTCCTCGACCTCCTCGCGCGTGATGGGCTCGACGTGCTCGACGTCTGCCTTGGGCGGCTTCTTGCCCACGTCGCGCGGTGGCTCGTCGCCGGCGTCCGCCGCGCGCAGCTGCTGGCCGGGCGAGTCACTTGTATAGTCCTGTACAAGTGCCGCCTTCCGCGCCCGGTACCGCTCGCGCACCGCCGCCACCAGCCGCGCCTCGACCGCATCCTCGGGCGTCTGGCCGTCCGTGCGCGGCACCGCCGCAATCTCGAACCGGTTCGCCTTCAGGTCGTCGACGATGGTCCCCACGTCATCGACGCCCAGCACGTGCAGCGCGGTGATGGCTTTCTGCTCCGGCGGCACGATCTGCTGCCCGGTCATCACCTCCGCCTGCGCGATGCTCGACAAGGCGTTCGCCCACACCGCCACGTCGGATTGGACGATGGGCGGCAGCGACGCCGTCACCGTCAGGTCGACGTCCCCCTTCGGCTCGACGACCCACAGCGGCGAGCCGCCCGCCCGGTCCACCGCCACGCGCCCCAGCGCGCGCACCTCGCGCGGGCCGAAGCGCAGTCCCTGGAGCACCACGAACGTCACCAGGTCGCCGATCACGTCCTCCCACACCTGCTGCTCGAACTCGAACAGCTTGAGCATCGGCAGCTCCATCGCCGTGGCCGTCGCCAGGTTGCCGGTCGAGGGGTCGCCCAGGTAGTGCTCGAAGATGTGCCCCAGACCCAGTCCCGCCATCTGGCGCAGCATGCGCATGTCCAGGTAGGCGTTCGACGAGCCCGAATCGGTCTTGAGCTGCTCCAGCGTCGAGGCCTCGTTCTCGATGAGCGTGTTGGCCGCCTGCCGCCGCTCCCGGCTGTCGCCCGGCGGGCCGTAGCGCTTCTCCGTCTCGTAGCGCCCCCACTGGTCGATGAGCTTCTGCAGCGCCACCCGGTTGCCCCGCACCTTCTGCTTGAAGGCGAACGTCGCCAGCGCCGCCGTCAGCGTCACGCGGTCCTCGGCGAAGCCCTTGAGCGCCTTGACCCACGGGATGCCCGGGTTCAGGTGGGTCAGCCCGCGCCCGCCCAGCGGGTTGGTGCACACGTGCATCACGTACACCTCGGTCCCGCGCTCCCACTGCACCCACTTGCCGTGCCCGCCCGGCACGCCGACCGCTGCGTTGCGGTAGTCCGGGTAGTACGCCACCCGCCGCTCGCCGGTCTTGTACGCCCCCGCCTCGAAGTCGTACCAGCGCGGGGTGTACTCGCGCCGGAAGTAGACCGGGAAGGTCGGGTCGCCGGGCAGGGTCACCACGCCGTTGTGCTCGGGGAACTCCGCCGGGTCGAACAGCCGGACCGTCACCCGCCCGGTCAGCGTCGAGACGAACAGCGCCAGGAACAGCTCGCCTTCCAGCTGGCGCTCGGTGTTGAGCCGCCACTGCGCCGCGGCGCGCGTCAGGCTGTGCCGGTTGCGCGGGTCGTGCCAGAAGGCGTCGAGCACCCCCTGCACGCGCTCGTCCTTAGCCTTGACGCTCACCCCGCGGGCGAAGGTGTAGGCGTTGTGCAGCATGACCGCCTGGCTGGCCGTCGGGTCCTGGTGTCTATACCAGCGCGCCAGCTGGTTCTGCGTCGCGCGGTCGATTTCCGACGCGATGAGCTCGCTGTTCGAGCCGCGCCCCAGCTCGCGCCAGCCCGGCTCCTGCAGCTGGGGCAGCGCCCGCAGCGCTTCGTCGAGCTGTGCGTCGAGTTGGGCTTCCAGGTGGTCCAGTTCCGCCAGCCGCGCTTTGAGCCCGGCTGGAATCGCGTCAGTAGTCAAGGGTGACCCTCACCGAATCGTCGTATACAATCTCGTCCACCTCATACCCCTCGCCCTCCACCCCGGCCACCGCGTAGCGCAGCGCGTCCAGCCGGTGGTAGCGGTCCTTGTTGTGAATGGCTTCCGTCGGCTGGTCGTTGTCGTCCAGCTTGCGCCGGTAGCTGCCCAGCTCGTCGAGCACCCCCGCGCAGCCGTCGAACACGAACAGCCGGTGCGTCTTGAAGAGCCGGATGACGTGGTCGATCCCGCTCTCCACGTCGACGATGGGCGGCTCGGCCACGTTGAGCAGCCCCGCCGCCTCGTAGTCCAGCCGCTGCTGCTTCTCCGCCTTCTGGCCCACGAACCACAGGACGACGCGTTCCGCATCGCTGTAGCTCCGGATGTCTTCGGCGTGCTCGCTCGTCGACATCTCGCCTTGAAGCGACTCGCGGTACAGGTAGTAGACGCTCGTCGCCGGGTCGTAAGCCAGCCACACCTTCGCGTGATGGACCGCCCCCGGGTCGATGCCGCCCCAGCGCGGCCACTCGAGCGGGATGCGAAACGGCTGCACCTTGTGCCCGCCTTCGTGCCGGTACTTATCGATGAACGCGCTGTAGATGAGCCCCGCCGGGCGCTCGAACTGCCCCTCGTAGAACATGCGGAACTTCCAGTCGTCCATCTCGCGCCGGCGCTCTTCGAACTCCTCGCGCGAGAACGCCGGGTTGGCCGTGCTGGCGAACTGGATGACGCGGATGTGCCTGGCGCCAGCCCGCCACGCGTCGTACACCTTCTGCTTGAGCCAGCCCAGGTTGTACGGCGTCGTCGTGATGAGCACCCGCCCGCGGCTGAGCGACAGCCGGCGCAGCACCGCTTCCCACGCGCCCAGCCCGAAGGCGTCCTGCCCGGCCTCGTCCAGCCAGGCGGCTTTGGCCGTCGCCGACTCCAGCCCGCCCTCCGCCGACGCCGAGCGCATGATGATGCGCCCCCACATCGGGTCGGAGGAGCGGGTCGCTTTGAACTGGCCGGGAATCGGCGCCCAGACGCCGGCGCCCTCGTCCCAGACGTGCTCGCACAGCTCCAGCACGCCGTCGCCGGCCCACAGCCGCGCGATGCCCAGCACGTCGACGAACACCTCGAGCAGCTCGGGCAGCATCTTGAGCTTGAACAGGTCGAAGCTGGCCGTGACGGCGAGATAGTCGCCCGGTCCGCCCAGGGCGATTTCGCGGTGCAGCCACCACGGGCCGAAGGACGTCTTGCCGCCCTGCGTGCCGGAGATGACGGCCACGATGCGCTCGACCGCGTCCCAGGCCGCCGCCTGCCCCGGGTGCAGGTCCAGCTCGACGCCGCGCACCCTCAAGCCGTCCGGCGCGGTCTCCTCGACCACCCGGTACAGCTTGAAGGCCTCCAGCGGTGGCCGGCGCTCGCCGTCAGTCTGGTGCAGTGGTGTCGTTGCCGGCATCCTTCGGCTTCCCGGAATCACCACGAGCCCGCACGAAAGCGATGGGTATGGGGTTGGTAAGGTGCACGTCGTGCTGCTGTTTCGGCGGCGGCACCTCCGCCGCCTGGCGCTGCAGCTCGCTGGCCAGCTTCAGGGTCTTGAGCAGCGCGTCGGCGTCGAGCCCCAGCGTGATGACCTCGCGGTCCGGCGCGCCGTCATGGCCCCTCAGCAGCCGCCGCGTGGTCTTGACGAACTGCGGCGCCTGCGCCAGCACCTTCGCCGCTAAGTCGCGCAGCTCCTCGCCGGCGGTCCAGTCGCGCTCGCGGACCGCCCTGCGCCGCGCTTCCCAGCGCTCGCGGTCCAGCTGAGCCAGGTGGTCGTCGTAGGCCTGCGCCCGCTGCTCCCAGGTCTTC